CATTGTGCAGCCCTGCTCGAAACGCGGAAGATTGATGTAGGTCACTATGCCCTCAATTTCAAGCGGCTGCTCGTTGCGCACCATTGCCAGTTTGCAAGGCTTTTTTAATTTGACAAAGCCTAAAACATATTGTTTTGCGAGTTCGATGCCTACGTCCTGCTTTAACCGCAGATATAGCGTTATTTCTCGCGCCTGAGCCTGCACGTTTGTTACGGTATCACCGTCAACAAAAGGTACTATCACGCTGGAGAGGTCACTGTCGACGCTGGTAAAACCGTCAATTGATATGAGGTTAAACATCTGATTGCCAATCAAAGCCATCGGCGCGCCTGTGGGAGATATAAAATTGAGTTGTTTTATCATTTAAGCACCGCCGCCTTTACTGCTTTTTTGATGTTGCGCTCTGACTGCATCAGCTCGTATCTGCTATGCGCATTTGCGTAGTTGTTTGTCTGATAGACGTTCACGCCTCTGCCGCCGAGCTTTTCTGCAAGCAAGTCAATCCATTCTGTGTTGTTTTCCAGCGGTACGACCGCTTCTGCGCCTGCCTCGCCTATTATCGCGTTTGTGGCGTGGCGAACGATGCCGCCTTTTGCGAAATGACCGCCGCCGCCATTTGTTAAAGCTCCAGCTTGCTCGAGTATTTTATTCCATTGTTCGTTCGTTACCTTGCCGTGTTCTGCTTCATACTGTTCGCGGATCGCGGCTTGCGCTTCTTCCTGCGAAACTGCTAAACCCATCAGGTCGAGAGAATCAACAAAGGCTTGTGCGACTTTTTTAATCCACTCCCAGACTTTTTCGAGTTTTAGATAAAGTTCTCCAAACGTTTCGCCGAGTGACTCGGTAAAGGTAAAAACAAAATCAATAACGCCCTTGATAGCGTCGCCTATTATTCCAAATCCCTCTTTTAGCTCTGGACCGTAGTCCTCGAGCAGCTTGCCTGTAAAATCCGCAAAGTCAGTTTTTACCCCTTGGATTGCGATGTCGATATCATCAAACGCATCTTGCGTCTGCTCGTAGGTATTTTGCACTGTGCCTTGCGAATTTTTTAGATCTGTCACAAAATTGCCGTACTCTGTGCGTCCTGTGCTGATAGCGTCTTTCAGCTCGGGTCCTGCCTTGCTGCCGAATATCTCAATTGCTTTCTGGGTTTTTTCAACGTCCGTCGGTGCAGCCTGAATGTCAGCGACTGCTTTTTCAAATTCTCCGCGTGCGTCCTTGCCCTCTTTTGCCCAGTTCTTAACGGCGATTTTCATGCCCGCGAGCACGGTTTCGGTGTTTACGCCAGCAGCCTCAAACTGCGATAAAATTGCAATTGTGTCGGTGGTGTCAAAGCCCATTGCCCTGAACGACGCGCCGTTCTTTGTCAAGCCATCGGTCAAGGTCTCGACCGAAACGCCGCTTTTCTGCGAAGCGGTCGTCATCTGGTCGAGTAACTTTGAATAGTCTTTGCTTTCCAGCCCTGCGGCGTTAAGCGCCTGTGAAACCTTTGCAACTGCGGTTTTTGCGTCCGTGCCTGTGACATCTGCAAAGCGCAGAAAGTCTTTAGTCGTTTCCTCGAGCTTTGTGCCCGTGTAGCCGAAACGAGTATTTACCTCACCCAGCACCGAGCCGATTGTGCCAAAATCGCCTTTAAAGGTCTTTGCAACGTTTTTATAGCTCTCTTGCAGCGCCTCAGCTTCTTTGCCTGTTGCGCCTGTGGCTTTTATAACATTATCGCCGCCCTCGTCAACGGCTTTGTAAGCATCAGCCGCAAATTTTGCAAGGTCTTTAAAACCGTCGATTGCCTTTGTGATACCCTGCGAAACAAGGTTACCGAGTGCAACGTCCATCGCGCCAAAGCCGCCCGATGTTTTGTCGGTCTGGTCTTTGAGGTCTTTCAGCTCGTCCTCGGTCTTGTCCTCGGCGCTGTCGAGGTTCTGCAGAGCGGTTGTTGCGTTTTTGATTTCGGTTGTGGTCTTATTAAACGCGGTTTCCTCGTTATTTATCTGCGTTCTCAGATTGATTGCTTTTTGTGATGTCGGGTCTAAGCCCTCTTTTATCAGATCCTCATACTGCTCTTTGAGGGCATTGACCTTTTTTCGCTGCAGGTCCTGTTTTGTGGTGAGAGCTTCAATTTTTTTGGTCAGACCTTCCTGCGAGCCGTTGACATCGTCCAAGCTTGCAGCGTATTTTTTAAACTCGGACTCGCTCTCTTTTATCATTGCGTTGGCTTTGTTTATGCCTGCTTTCAGATTTGTGACGTCAATCGTAAAACTTGCGCCAAGATTTTCAGCCATCAGCTCACCTCGTTTTTAATCAAAATTCCAAAAGGGATCAGGTTGATGCCCTTGTGGGTGTGTATTTTCTTCTTTTTCGTCCGCCAATATGACATAATAGTTGATGAGGATAATAACCTCGTTTGCATCCTGCGCAAATATGTCAAACGGCGTTGTGTGATATTTTTCGGCAAGAGTCGTTGCGAACTCCAAAAAATTGAAATATAGGGAGCGAGGTTTGCCCGCTCCCTCATTCAGTTTTTTGAGCTGCCCTCTACGCCGCCGCTGATTTGTGCAACGCTTTTGCACAGCGCAAGAACGTCGGTAAATTCAGCGTTTGCGATTTCCTCGTCTGTGATGTCGGGGAATATGGTTTTTGCGAGGTCGCTTGCGGCAAGAATAAAGTCCTTTTTAGTCATTTTTTCTGCCTTTTCCGCGATCTCCAAAGCTTTTAAAAATGCACCATACTTGATGCGGTTAGTCTCGTAGCTCTTGATGACGTCGTTATCGTCCGAGCCGTAGATTTTCAGCGTAAAAGTAGCCATTTTATACCTCTATTTCTTTTTCGTCGGTTATTCTGTTACTGTGACTGTGCAGGAAGCTGCAAAGTTGTCGCATACTGCGGTTATGATCGCCGTGCCTGCGCTGACGCCTGTGACAAGACCTGTTGCGCTGACGGTTGCGACAGCTGCGTCAGACGTGTACCAGCTTACCGTGCCCGTTGCGCCTGCTGGTGTAAGTGTTGCGGTGAGCTGTTTTGTGCCTTCGGCTGCTACGGTTGCGGTGCTGTCAGACAGCGTGATGCCCGTTAGCGGTATTAGCTTCTCGCAGATAATTGCGAGGTTATCAGGCGTAACGACCTGCGCTTTCCAGTCCTTGCCGTTTTTGACCTTGCTGTAAAACGTGTCGATTGTGATTTTTTTCTCGTGCTTGCCGTTTGTGAAAACGTGCTTGGTTTTCATCGCCTTATAGGTGATGGTCGTGCCCTTCCAGTCGGTAGTATCGTTTTCGGTTTCGTCTTCCTGACTTTCGACAGAAAACGTTCCTTTAAGAAACCAAAAATATGTGTAAGTTCCATCGTTGTTTTTGGTTCTGCCGCAAAGAGCATAATACTTGTTGACATAGTCACCGCTGTCAAGCACTGCGCCTGTGGTGCTGTCGATGTCTTTTCCCAGCAGCCTTGCAATGCCCGGCTCTCTGATGCTTGCACCTGAAATCTGCACATTGGTTGCGCCCTCAGTGCCTGACTCGTCATAGACGGAATCATCGAACCATATCAGTGTGCTGTCTCTTTCAGTGTCCCTCGTCATCTGTCCCGCGGGAATGACGTGAAACGGCTCGCCTGCAAGATAGACGGCATTATCATCTGTGATGACTTCCGCTGCATAAACCTCGGCGAGACCTTTCCTGATAGGAAATTCGTTCATTTAATTTTCCTCCTTTATGTAAAAATATTCTGTTACCCAACCCGTGTGGGTGGGTTCACCGCTCGGGATATCTACGCCTTTCCCGTCTGCAATAAAGCCTGCTTGCTTTAGAGCCGTGCGCGATTGCGCCGCTATGCTCTCAACTGTTTCGGGATCATCAGCGTAGAAAAACACTTGAAATCCGTAGATAGTGCGAGTGTCTGAGTCATCAAACGATATGTCCGAGCTGGATATCGTCTGAAATGTAAAAAAGGCAGGCGGAAAAGGTTCGTTTTCTGCAAGTGAACCGTGCAGAAAGACAGGATATCCGAACGTGTTGAGTACGTTCAAAAGTATCTGCTTCACTTATTTTCCGCCTCCTTTATAGTGCCTTATAATGCTATCTAATAGCTCTTGCTGCTCTTTGCGAATGACTCTTTTGGCTTTTGCTTTCGCTCTTTTTATAAACAGCGGTTTAATTTTAGAATTTGGTGCAGGGACTGCGCCTCGATTATAGCCTTGACGTGTTTTCCTGCGCACTGTGCCGTAGTTCATAAAAATAACTTTATAGGCATCGCTTGGGTTCTTGGGGTCATACGCACCTTTATCCCAGCCTACCTCAGCGTGATAGTATCCATGACTGCGGTTCATATCGGTTTTGATATGCGCTATTCTGATAATATCCTCGGGGACTCCCGATTTTCTCGCTTCGTGGACAAGATAGGTCAAAGCGGTTTGACTGTTGGCTTTGGTCGCTTTTTCAGCAGCCTTGTCAACATCTTTACCCATTTCTTTGATTTTTTCTAAAAAATCATCAAAGCCGCTATAATTTAGCTCCATAAATGACTTTGCTCTGCCTTTTCGTGCCATTTAAACACCGCCTTTGAGTCTGCGAATTTTAAATTTTAGCAGCTGGTGACGCTGCTCAATGTCCTCGGGTTCTGCAAGGATTTCAAAAACTGCGCCGTCCTCTGCGCGCTTGATGCGGCAGTCGCTTTTGATGTCAGGGCGAAACCATGTTGTTATTTCGGCAGTTTCGATGATGACGAGCACGCCGTCAACGATGGTCTCTGTGCCGCCATAAGATTTAAAACTTGCAAAAATAACGTCGGGGCTGTCCTGATAGTTGATCGGCTTGCGGACTCCGTTATAGGTTTTCCACTCTGTCGGTATCTGCAGGATCAGCGGCGTTGTCATAGATGCAGCTGCTTTGATCAGATTTCTGTCCATCGTGTCACCTGCCTGACGCTAACTGGATCACTCGCTGTTTAAAATACTCGCTGAGCTTTGCCGTGCCTGCGCCGTAGTTCCATAGGTCATTCACGCCTCGGGCGATGCAGCCGACAGCCGCATCACTCTCAACGTCTTTGACGCCTGCGTCTTTCATAAACGCTTTGACCTCGTCTATGTAGATTTGCAAAATGGCGTCCTGATAGTTGGTCATAATGCCCAACGATGTTTTGACTTTATCAAGTATTGTTGCGGTTGCCATGCTGTCACGTCCTTTTTGGGAGATTCTTAAAAGCCTACCTTTGCGATTGTCAGCGCATTGGTGCTCAGGGTTGCAGAGTAAAGTGTTGCGCCGTCAGCGTCAACGTCGCCTGTTACAGTCAGCGTTGCGCCGGTCTTGGTAAATCCTGTGTAGCTTGTAGCTGGCACAAAATAAACGGTTGCGGCTGTCACGCTTGAGCCAAAGTTCAGGCTCTTGAGCGGCTGAGAGCAGAGAACTGTCTGCGAGTTGGTATCCTCGGCGAAGTTGCCGAGTACGTCTGTCGGGT